CTATATTTGAAATATTTTCTTTAAGAGTTTTGTCAGAACTGCTAAAAGCTGTTACATCACCTGTAGCTGTAATTGCACCAGTAACAGCAACAGGCACAGCAAACGAAGCAGTGTCAGCACCAGCATTTATAAAGAAAGCCGAAGTTTGTCCGTTAGATTCAACTCTAAAATCTCTATCTACGCTATCTTCATTAATAACAGTTTCTGTGCCATTTGCAAGATATGTACTTCTTAAAGTACCAGCTTGCATTACTTGAATATTAAAATGTCCATCCTCTGTTCCATCACTAGCATCTTTAAGTATAGATTGTATTCTAGCATAAGTAACATCTTCAGAGTTATCGTTTCTACCATCAATAGAAATAAAAGCTAATAAATCATTATCTGCTGGACTACCAGAGTTTCTATATAATCTTAAATTTGGCCCACTATTTTCATCAGCATCAGTTGATTTTAGCGTAAGAGTGTCAGTGTTATCAGCAGTTGTAATTGTTCCTCCAGCAGAAGATGTAATTGCACCATCCACTTGTAATGTAGAAGCCATATCAACAGCTCCATCAATATCTACTACATCTAAATTTGATGTACCATCAATATCAATATTCCCTGAAATGTCTAATTCTGTTGCTATAATTTTATCATTAAATGTTGCTGCACCTGCAGCTGACATGTCTAAAGTTAATGCTGTAATATCTGAACTACTATCTGTACCTTTAAATATAATATCTGCATCGCCAGCTTGGGCATCAATTGTAATATTTCCTGAAGAAGTTGCAATTGTTACTGCTGCATCTCCTGTTGAAATATCATCTGCTGCTAGAGAAGAAGCGGTAACACCAGATTGAAAATATGTTTTTAATGTAGTGACATTGGTCATTCTCATTGTGCCAGCATCATTTACAAGTAAACCATCTCCATCTGCAACTGCTGTAGTACCCCTTGCAGTTCCACCATCTATTAGGTTAATCTCAGCGGCTGTTGTTGTAACATTAGTTCCACCAATATCTAAAGTTGTCATTTGAACTTCGCCTGCAACAGTTAATATTGCCGAACCTAAAGTTAATAAATCAGTATCACTTGCACTACCTATTGTACCACTATCTTTAATTATTAAATCATCTGCAAAAGTAACAATACCATTACTATCTCCACTAATCCAAGTTGTAGCTGTTGAGCCATCATTACCAGTAATTTTTAATTGTCTGTCGCCAGTTCTACTCGCTGGATCAACAGTTCCAATAATTACATTTCCAGATCCAGTAGTAATACCAGCAGTGCTATCATTAGCTCCAGCGTTATATCCTAAAAAAATATTATAATCTCCAGTTGAAACTTCTCTACCAGCATCTCTACCTAAAGCTGTGTTAAATGTAGCACCTGAGGCAACATTCATAGCATTTTGACCTACAACAGTATTATAACCAGAATTAGAATCAGTAGCGGATCCAGTAAAAGCATTAACACCTACGATAGTATTACCTGGTGCGCCAGTAATTCCTGATCCAGCATTGTAACCAATTCCAATATTGTCGTTTCCAGTAGTTACTGCTGTTAAAGCAGCTCCTCCCACAGCAGTGTTTTGATCTGCTGAAGTTAAGGCATCTAAAGCTGTTATTCCAACGCCTGTATTATGCTGTGCAGCATTTAAAGTTCCTGATGTTGCATGACCAACTAATAATGAACCTGTAAAGTTTGTTCCAGCATTTTTACCTAAGATTACATCTTTACCACTGTCTGCTGTTGCTGTTCCAGCAAAAGTTAAATTTCCAGAATTATCTCCAGAAATCCAAGTTGTAGTTGTTGAACCATCATAACCAGCAATTTTTAATGTTCTATCACCATCTACTGCAGCGGCATCTACACTTCCTATTATTACGTTACCTGCACCCTCTGTGATATTGTCTCCCGCAGAATGTCCTATTAAAATATTATAATCAGCATCAGCACTATTCATTGCTGTACCAGCATTATAACCTACTGTAGTATTACCATCTCCATTTGCTAATAAACGTGATGCTCGTCCACCCAGGGCAGTGTTTTCATTTCCACTATTATTAACTGTTAAGGCATCCTGACCTACCGCAACGTTTTGACTACCAGACGCTAATGCACTTAAAGAACCAAATCCCACAGCAACATTATTATCTGCAGTTACTAAAGCATCTAATGCTGTTACACCAACTCCAACATTTCCTGTAGCATTATTTAAAGTTCCTGTTGTTGTATGACCAAGTAATAAAGAATTTGTAAAATTAGTTCCAGCTAGTTTAATAAAAGATGATCCTCCAAGTGTATATGCATCTGCTTCTAAAGTTCCATCAACATCAACATCACCAGAAAAATCTCCTGTAGCTGCATCTAATTCACCTGATAAAGTAATATTAGTAGCACCGGTAATAGCACCATCCATTGCAACTGCACCATTAATATCTATTGTTGTTGCAGCAATTTGTATTTCTGTGTCTGCAACAATATCTAATTGGCCATCTGTAGATGAATTAATATATAAAGCAGTATCTCTAAAAAGAAATTTATTTGTAGAATTTAAAGTTAAACCTGTACCATCAGTGTGTGTTAAAGTTGTATCTGAATCTGCACCAAAACTTAATACAGCTGAGTCACTTAGTAATTTAAGATCATCACCAATTACTGCATCTTTTGCTACAGACAATCCACCATCAGTTTGTAATGAACCATCTGTTGTAGAAGTTGCTTCAGTAGTATCATCTGTTTTTACAATGCCACTAGCTGTTATTGTTGTAGCTGTTAACGCTTGTGCAGCAATCGTGCTACCTGATTGCGCTGTAAAAGTATTTGCTGTAAATTGAAAATCATCTGCACCAGCAATCTTAATATCTATTTGATCATCTGTATCTGCCGTTAAACTTGTATCACCATCAGCATCTAAAATTAATTCTCTACCTTCAATGTCAAGTGCACCACTAAATCCTGCATCAACAATATTAGTTCCATCTGAATATAATAATTTTGTAGTTTTTTCTGATACACCAAAAGTTACACCTGTACCTGATGCTGTTTTAAATTGTACAGTGTATGCACCTGATGTACCGTTAGTTACGATATAAACTTTTTCTACAGAATCTGGTACAGTTACAATAGAATTACCTGTAATAGTTCCTGTTAATTTTATAACAGCATTTTGTGCTGTTGATGTAGCAGCTCCATCAGTAATACTTAATGCTAGTGTGCCACCACTTGTTACTGCTTGTTCTACGTAACCAGAAATAGCTGTGTTAACGATGTCTAAATTAGTATTAGTTTTATCTCCCCAAGTTCCGGCATTCTCGCCGGTTGCCATTTTTTCTATACCAAGTGTTGTAAATGTTGATGCCATAATTTAATTCCTATTGTGGTGGTGATTGAATTGGTATTCTTACAGTACCATCCGTATAATCATCCCTTCTTCGTCTTCCAATTTGTTCTGCAGCAAATAATTGTACTGCTTCTTTATATTTTCCTTCATATAGTTGTAACATATCCATGGGTCCTTTTAAAAAAGCATACGCTTCTGCTAAACAACAATATAACAGACCGTTTGGAAAATTCATACTAATATAATTAGTGTCATTATTTTCAAATATAGCTGGAGTTGCGTTGTAATGTATTTTGTATGCAAAAGTGCTACCAGGTGTTGGTGATACAATTATAGACCCAGAGTTTGATGAACTTTCTCCAGTTGCTCCTGTATCTAACATTGCGTAGTATTTAGGTGTTCCAGTAGATGTAGTCGCTGAAATGTATTCTTCTAAAAATGTTACATCTTTTTTTTCTAAATAAGTATTAGCACCAGTGTAAGTAGATCCAGTTGCAGTGTAAACCTGCACCGCTCTAATAAACACTGCTCCTGCTGGTACAGTTACAGTTCCTGTTCCAGCTGTAAAATTACCTGTAGATGTCTTTCTATCTGCATCTAAAGGAATGTCTCTAAAAATTCTATATTGTGCATTTAAAATAATATTTTCTATAACTGCATCTGACAACACAGTGCTATCTACCTCTGTGTAACTTCTAATTTGTGTTTTTAATCCTGATGCACTTAATCCTGCCATTATGCTGTTAGAGTTGCCGGACCTGCCGAGCAATTCTCTCCTCCTCCTGATGTACTACCACTTGTAGCAGTGTTTGTATCTACAGTAAAGTGATAGAAATCTGCTGTGCTAGTTATATTTCCACTAGAATCTCGTTTGCCAACTGTAATAGAATATCCAGCGGATTTTGCAACGTTTGATCCTAATATACCATCAAATGATGCAGGGTTTGCAAATGTGCCTGCAGTAGATGGTGATCCTCTAAATCTTACAGTATCTCCTGTTGATCTTCCATGTGATTGTTCTGATACATTTATAATACCTGATGAAGCTGCAATGGTTTCAAAAGGATTTGGTTTTAATATTACTGCAACAGAATTTTCTGTTCTATCAGGTCTTGCATTCATTAAACCTTCTTGATCAGCAGCATGCACACCTAATTCTAGTTGTGGATGTTTAGCTTCAAACTCTGATTTGTGCACAAGCGAACCGTTCCATTCTCTAACCATTTCATCATATGGAAATTCAAATCCTGATCTATCTGATATTGCTTTTGCGTATTTTCCTGTTGCCATTATATATTCGGGTAATAGTTTTTAGGAGTTATGTATGTGCTAGCAGCAGAACCATCTTCTGATAGTGCTCTTGCTAATTCAT